TTTCAAAGGTTCTGGGTGCTAGAGGTTATTGCAAGAGCACCATACTTTTCATTTATCAGTGTATTACATTTTCGTGAGTCACTAGGACTTAGAGGAGAAGATCACATATATCTAATGAAGGAACACTTCTATCAGGCACTCAATGAAACTGAACACCTTGAAGAAATGGAACTTAGGGAGGGCAATAAGTACTGGGTTGATAGGTTCTTTGCCAAGCATCTTGTTCTACTTTATTATTGGATCATGGTTGCTTACTATCTTATCGATCCTATTAACGCTTATGATATTAACATGAAGATCGAAGCACATGCTTATGAAACTTATGTTAAGTATAACGCATGGCATCCAGAGGATAAGAAGATAGCAGAGATAGCAGAAGATGAATTAAAGCATGCGAAAGAACTACAACACGCAATGTCAATGATATGATTGTTTGGAGTATTGTATGGATGATTGCAATACTTGTCATTTGTGTTAGTATTGTGATATACTACATACTAAGATTCGATCATTTCTGGCCAAATGAATAAAATTTATGCAACTTGTATTATTGGTGCAGTAGCATGGTGTGCTGCAGCACAAGCTTGTAGTCCTCGTTTGGATGGGGGAGAAACTTATTGCCCTCCTTTTGATGAACCTCTTAAACCTAAACCTACTTTACCAAAAGAAGAGATGAGAGGTGAACTTGATGTTTATAATATTCATCATTGGACAGCGATACAAGGTATGTTTATCAGAAATCAAAGAAGAGAAGAAATAGAGAAAAATATGACTCATCCTTCCGATGCTATAAATACAGCTATAGAATCATTCATGGAGATAGATCATGGGAGCGATGGTACCACCGAGCAGGAAGAGTTGTTACAACTTCCGAGTGACGGAAATAAATAGAGTAGTTGACGGAGATACGATAGATGTTACCATTGATCTCGGATTCGATCTTTACAAAAAAGAGCGAGTTAGAGTGGCGGGAATCGATACGCCAGAAAAACGAACAAGAGACCTCGAAGAAAAAGCCCTCGGAATCGACGCAACCAACTGGTTGAAAAAACAATTGGAGGATACCATTGCAGGAGACGATGAACTCATTATTAGAACTGAACTCAAAGGTGGCATGGGTAAGTATGGTCGGTTGCTTGGTTGGTTATACGTTGGCGATGATAATGTATCACTCAACGAACAAATGATTGGTGAGGGATATGCCTGGCCATATGATGGTGGTACAAAGAAAAAAGACTTTGAGGAACTACGAGAACTTCGTAGATCTCGTGGCACATTGAATGAAGGATAATGATCAAACTTCTTAGATTATTACTGACACCTTTTATTTGGTTCAAGAATATAATTGATCCACAATGGTGGGCAAATCTTATTGGTAATAA